CAAATCTTTCTAATAATTCTACCTGTAATTCTGTTCCGCCCCTGGGGTTCATTTTTGATTCATTACTTTCTCTAATAATTCTAAACCTTTATTTGTTACTTTAACAGTAAGATATATTATTAAATCTTCTTCTTTATTTTCTTTTAAAAATTCTTCTTTAGATTTGTAAGTCTTTCCAGTTATTTTACTTTTAAAACTTTCTTCTGTCTTACATTCTATCTCAACTATTTTATCCATTTTCTCCTGTTCTACTTAACAAAGCATAAGAGATTTGTCCAGAGATGACATTTACTGTCCCTGCTTGAAATTGTAAATAATCTCCTTCTTCTAATACAAGTGAATTATGCACTGCATTATCATGTGAATTTGCAGCAATTTTAGTATGATAAAATTTATATGAAGTTGAAGTAGATGAATCATAAAAAAAATAATCTACATCAACGGTGTTGTTATGATCATTGGCAACCGATATTTCTTTTATAATAGCAACTGTTGAAGCATTAATAGTTAATACTGTAGTTAGATTTGTTGTAGTTAAATCATAACCTTGGTTTTTATAATTGATAGCCATTAGTCTTTTGGTCCGCTAAATATAAACCAACTAAATGCTTCAAGTTCATCTTTTAAATCTTTTTGAAATCCAAAGTTTAATTGATTTTTAATTGTAGTAACTGCTTCTAATATTTGTCTTTGATTATTAACATCATAGTTATCCGTTGGCTCTGGTATATATGCTGTAATTTTTGCCATTATCTTCTTCCTCCTGCTTCAATATCTAATCTTAGAGTTCCATATCTCCAAGTCTCATTTACTGCTTCATTTTCAATTTTTAAACTCACTTGTCTTCCTCGCACACGTGTATCTACCTTATCAGTTGATGAAGTAATAGTAAAGGGTCCGGTAATTAATGGTGGTGTTGTAGAAGGTGTTGAATCAGCATTTGCTGGATAATCTCTAAAATATAAAGTTATTTTTGCATTTCCTTCTAAGTTTTTAAAGTCCGGTACAAATCTTCTAACACGCATAATCAATTGTCCATCTCCACCTAAACCTTGTTCAGATATATCATAGTCTCCAGATTTAATATAAGCAGCTATCGCTGTAGCATTACCATCTGCATCTACTTCATTAACTCCCGTTTCTTGTGCCCAGTATTTAGATGAACCATAAGTATTAGTTACACCGTTAATGGTAGGAAATGTTGGAGTACCCGTTGCATTATATTGAGTTGCATAAGGTAAATCAAAAGTAACAGAATCTTGATATGTTGTTCTTGCTAAAGAACCAACTGCCCAGGTATTTTCAACAAAGTTATAAACAACATTTCTATCCACTTGTTGTGATCCTGATTTTGCATAATTCCAACCGACTTCATTATATAACGAATTGTGATATGCATAAGAAATTTGATTTGCATCATAGTTAATTCCTAAATTATCTCCATCATTTGTAAATACAAAGTCTTCAACTAAAGAAGGTATTTGTTTAACCGTACCATCAAATGCAAAAAAACCTCCTCCAAAACCCATCCAAAACACCGCTCCTTGAGCAAATATCATAGCGTGTTGTCCAAGACACCCACAGTTTGTACCTACCTGTCTAATAGAGAATGTAAACGGTGGACCAACATATTGAATTGTATAAGCTGCTTGATCCGTTAAAACTAATATATAATCTTTACCTTGTACCGCGCCAATAATTGTATTTCCAGTATCTAATCTAAATGTACCTGCAGTATTTGTAACTTTTGGAGACCATGTACTAATATCTTCTTGATTTGAAAATCTTATAAGCATTGGATCAAACGATGTAGTATCTCCAATTGTTGTTTCAGTTCCCATTGCAAATAGATGCCTATCTCTATCTGAAACAATAGTCATAATAGATTTTGTAGGTGCTCCACTCACAACAGTTGCTCTTATAGAAAGTCTACCTGCTGTAGATGGATCCCAAGTATAAGTTTTACCATTTTTAATTGTTGCAACGAGTATCTGGCCAAAGTTATCTAGCGACCAGGAACCTGGTTCTAGATTAACAGATGTAACCGAAGATTCTTCTCCCCAATCTTGCCAAGATGTTGCATTAGTTACAGTTGCAAGAGTTAAATGTGATGCTGCAGTTGTGCCATTTGCACCTCTTGTACATCCTAAAAATTGAGTTGCATTTTTACTTGTATAAGTAATTAATTCTGTATCAATATCTATTCTTCCAGATGATGGAAATGCTGCAGCTGAAGTAACTGTTATAGTTGTAACTGCTGAATTTATTGCTCCATTTAATGTAGTCGTTACACTTGGAATAACTACACCTCCCCATAATCCTGTACCAAATCCATAAGCTGGAGTTTGAAATGTTGGACCAATAAATACATAAGGTGTCATTGTTAAAGTTCCACCTGCAGTCACACCTGTCCCTGTTTCAGCACTTGCCATAGTAATTCTAAAAGTATTTGCTGTTGGTACTGAAATTACTTCAAATGTATTTGTTGTAAAATCTGCTGATGTATAACTTGTAGAAGGTGATCCTGGAGTTGTAACACTTGTAAATATTATATAATCACCAACTGATAATCCATGTGCTGTTAAATTGATTGTTACAGTTGTTGAAGATGTTGTTGATGTATAAGTTGCTCCAGTTAGTGCTGTACCAAGTGGTGTAATATCGTAAAAAGAACTTTCGTAATAAATAACTAATATTTTAGAAGTACCTATTGCTGCATATTTTTTACCATCTAATGCTGTCCATGTATGCTGGTCGCGCGCTGGACCTGCTAAGGTGCTAGCAACGAGTTGCTGGAATCCACCTATCTTTTGTGGTTCACCGTAACGAAATCTAATATTATCACCATCAATCCATTGCCCTTCGGCTCCGGTTGCAGTTTGTTGTTTATTAAATCCAGGCTTAAATTGTATCTTCTGTAAAGGCATAAGTACCCATTATATATCATTATTTTATAATGTAACGCGATATATTACATCAAATGTTGTATTAATACCATACATGATATCCATGCCCATAATGTATTAAAACCTATTAATGTAGGAAGTAATTTTTTATTAGATGCCCATATTAATGTTAAACTTGTAAATAATGTAAAAAAATATAACCACCATAATTGTATTTTAAATATTAAACCTGGAACAATTATTATTGCCTTTGCAAACCAACTTAAAAATTCAACTATATTATAATCAGTCCAATATTTTTTAGTAAACCACATTCCATAACTTTTTTTAATACTTTTTAAAGAACATTTAAAATAAACAATGTAAGTTAATAATAACCATATTAATGTTGCAATTAAGATTTGTTCAGTAGACATTATTTATTTCTTTGTAATTATTATATTCCAATCTAACTTAGATATTAAATCTTGTAAATAAACTTCGGTAAGATTGTTGTTTTTTATATAATCATGCATTTCATTAACATCAACAATAACCCATATTTCTTTAAATTCAAAAACTATTTTATCAGCTTTTGATTTAAAAGTTCCTATTTTGCCTTGATCATTATTATCAAATTTTTGAATTGGTCTTGTATCAAATTTAAAATTTTGATTATGTAATATGCCTTCAACATCCCACAATTCTTTTTGTTTTTGTTCTTCTGTAGCGTAGATTTTTTCTTTAAGTAAAGAATAAAAATCCATAATAATTAATTATTGCATGTCCATAGCCAATATAGGGGCACCAATAAAAAATCTTTTATCATTTTTATTGGAATCTTTAAAAGGACCATCTACATCATTGTAGTGTAAAAAAACTTGAAAACATTCATTCCCATTAAAAGGTTTTCTCCAATGTTCAACATCTATTCCTCTATAAATTAAAATATCACCATAATTTAATTCAATTTTTTTATTATCAACGTATATTGGCCATTTATCTCCACCATAAAATAATGTTGCAGATATTTCACAAGCTTCTCTATCTTTATGTTTTTTTAATTCATCTCCTCTTACATAAAATCTTGTATACGAATAAGTTGGAACTAAATTTAATTTTGTATTTTTTTCTATAATTCCTTGTAATTTTAATAAAATAGTTTCCATAGTTAAATCACCGTAACATCTATATGTATTACTTCCTGGAATTTGAGCATCCCCAAATGTTCCTAAATGAAGATTTGTTATATATTTATTTTTATTTTTATTTACTTCTCTATAAAAATCTCTTTTTACAATACTGTAGTTCCATAAAAACTCGCAAAATTCTTTAGACAAAGCTTTTTTAATAACTATGTATTTATTTTTTTTAAAGGACATTTATTTTATTATTATTTATCATTTCTTTATGACTTATTAATGTATACTTCATCTTAAGTAAAGTATCTAGTCTTTTGTCTATTATTTTATTTTCCGTACCCATTTCTTTTATATATTCTTTTTTAATACTCTCTGTGTTAAATAAATTTAAAGCATTTAAAATCAATATATAATTTTTAGGACCAAATAAAGTATAGGGTATATTAATATCAAGCGTTTTCCTTGGTAATCTATGTTTCCATTTTTCAAGATTTTCAGACAAGGTATCTGTAAGTTTTATATTATTTGTAATATGTTTCCAAAATTTTGTATCTGATTTTTTACATAAATAGTGTAATAATACAAAATCTAAATTATTATTTGTAATGTCAGAATTATATTTATTAAATTGATCTATATCTTTTTCACTAAAAGAACTTATATAATTAGTTAACAAGAACATTTGTTGTATAGTTGTACCTATGGCTGTTGCTTCTAACGGCTCTAAAAAACTAGAGCTTAGCCCTACAGCGCAACAATTTTTAATCCAGCTTCTATCTAATTGACCTGAATTAAATTTAATATTTTTAGCAATTTCAATTTTATGATTAAATTTTTTACTTATTTCTTCTTCTGCTTGACTAGCGTTAATAAAATCATTGCAAAATACATAACCATTTCCCCATCTATCTTGTGTTGGTATTCTCCATCTCCATCCTGAGGACATCGCTTCTGATAAAGTATAAACATCATAATCGTTAGTGGAAGGAGTAGGAAAAGCAATAGCTTCATTCATGGGTAAATATTTATTATATGAAATCCATTTTGAACTCAAAGAGGATATTAATAATTTTTTAAATCCAGTAGAGTCTATATAAAAATCATATCTATATTTCTTTTTATTACTTATTAAACATTCTATTTTTTCAGAATGTTTTACCTTTATTATTTCATCTTCAATTATATTAATATGTTTTTGTTTACATTTTTTTATTAAAAAATCATTTAATTTAAATGTATTAAAATGAAATTGATTTGAAAAACTATTCTTAGCTATTTTATTTTTAAAAATGAAATCAGCTACAATATTTTTATTTTTTAATTTTTTAGATACAGCTAATCCATATAATGGATAATAATTTCCATGTTCAGCTCCCCAATCACCATCTACAAAATGTACATAATCTTCTTTTGTCCAACCTTTAAAATAAACAGCGTATTTAAAAGTAGCCCCAGCTTCATTTAATAATTCTTGCAATGTGATGCCAACGTAATTACAAAAATCCAACCAGTGCTCAGTACTACCTTCCCCTACTCCTATGATTCCAATTTTATCTGATTTAATAATATCTATTTTTGTTTTTTGAAATTTTGTTTTTAATATTAAAGCAGCAATTAGCCCACTTGTTCCTCCACCCACTATAGCTATGCTTTTCATTTAAATGGATGTCCTAAATGCCAATTAACTAAAGAATATCTTTTTCCTTTTGTAACTGGCAAAACTCTATGCCAAATATGCGATGGAAATACTAAAAAATCACCTTTGTCACAAAAAGTATCTAATGTTATTATTTTAGGTTTTTGTTCAGGATTATTATGAAAATAAAATTGAAAATCTCCTCCTTTATATTTAGAATTATCTTCTAATAATAAAACAGAACTAAGTTTTCTTATTTTATTTGCATAATTATTGTTTTCAATCGAATAAGGCTCGTTCCAACAATCTTGATGCCAATCGTAAAAATTATTTTTTTTATACTCTGTAAATTGACTCGCCTCAGTATAATTAATTTCAAAATTCCAATCAGAACTTTTATTTGCAGTAAATACTAAAGGCATAATTATATCATAAGTTAATTGATCTGATAAAAAAACAACAGAAGAATCTCTTTGTTTAATTAAATTTTCTTTTTCTTTTTTAGTTAAAGGTTTTTCTTTAATATCTCTATTTTTACCAAACTGCCCAGTTATACCTTTGTCTTTTTCAAAGGATGAAAATGTTTTTATAATTTTGTTGCAATCTTTTGTAACAATACCTTTTTTAAATAACCACCAATCATGTTTTAATCTCATTTAATCCTCCTTTAATTTAGAATATATTTTATTTAATAATGGATCAAAAGCCATCCCTGTAAAAATATTATTTTCAATATTATGCCTATTATATGAATAATATTTAATATTTAATTCTAAATAAGCTTTTCCATCATACTTATCTCTTACACAATAATAATCTTTGTTATTATAAATAAAAGCGTCTCCCCAATTTAATTTTTCTTTAACTATTTCTTTGTTTTTTCTATTGTAAAATATGTATTCCCATGGTTTATCGGAAATAATATTACATAATACAATAATATGTTCATGTGAATCATTCTGTGGAAAAGTTTCAGCATTTGGTAAATAGGCAATAAATATTGCTTCCCCAAATTTTAAATCCATATTTATTAAATTAGACACAAATTTTGTTTTATTTATTGCATTATAATCACAAACAATATTGTGTTTCCATTTTTTGATATTATTTACATAATCTTCTATATTAGTTCTTTTATATATTTTTTCAAAATAACTTATATTTTGTTGGTTTTCTAAATCAGAAAAAAAATTATTTATTTTATGAATGATCATGAGCTATAATATTCCCAGACACGGAAACTCTTGTTGCATCACATTTAAATGGAAAAACATGATGTCTTAAAAAAGAAGGAAATATAAACATTAAATTTTTTTCAGGAAAAAATGCTTGGGTAGTAATATTAGATGAAAAAGAATTTACAGGGCTTTCACCATATAAGAAACTAATTCCACCTGGATTTGAAAAAGTTGTTTTATGTTTATCTTTTTCATATTCTTCTTTTATTTTTTCAGGAATAGAACAATAGATTACAAAAGAATGTGTGCCATTATGAGCATGAACTGGGTTATATTCATTTTTATTTTGAAAATTTATCCACATATCTAAATATTTTATTTTAATTTTTTCTATATTTATATTTGCATTATAATGTTTATTTTGTGCTTTAAAATAATTTTTAAAATAAATATCTAAGTATTTATAAAGTTTTATTTTTATTTTTTTAGGATACAAGAATTCTTTTTTGATTTGCCCTGCCAAACTATGGTTCCAATTTTCTTTACAATTTAAACCTTCTTTATAAATCAAATCAGTTAATTCTTGATCTATGTGTGTTCTAAATAAAAAAGGACCCCAATAAGAAAAAAAATAATTTATATTTTCTTTTTCTATTTTATTTAATAATTTTTTATCCATATTAAAAATAATTAAAATTAATATTTATTCTAGCCTTAGCATCATTTGTTGAGGTACTACTATGTGGTTCATGTGCTCCAAACAATAATAATCTATTTTCAATAGATTTTATTTTAGTCCCATCTTTTAAAATAGTTAAGCCATTATTTGTATTTATATAAAAAATTGCTCCTTTATGTTTATAAGGATAATCTTTATGTGGTTTATGAATTTCTATTTTTTGTGTTTTTGGATATAAATTACATTTTACTCTAATTAAGGCTTTGCACTCTAATTTTTTAATTAAAAGAAGACATTTATCAAAATATGGACTATATCCATTTGAGGTACTAAATAATGTATGTGTAAAATAACAATACATATCATCTTCACTATGATGATTATTTATTATTTTTTGATAATACCAAGGTAAATCAAACCCTGTTAATAAATTTTGTATTTCTTTAAATGTGTTTATATCTAAAAAATTATCAATTATTCTGTGTTTCATATCTGTATGTTGTTAAACAGATATAATTTAAAATATAGATAAAGTCAATATTATATAGTGAATGTTATCCAAGAATTAGTATTTGGGTCCCAATATTGAGAGGTTCCATCAGGAAGAATTTGTTGCCATCTTAAATTTTCTTCTTTCCATAACATAGCACTTCCTTCTGAACTTATAGGTTGTTGAACAGGTGAAATCCAATCAAAATTAGGAGTTCCTGTTGATGTCCATGAATTATATGGTTTTGCGTTTATAAAAACATTATTATTATAATCATATGTTCCTCCAATACTTGCAGATCTAATTCTAAAAGAACCATTAGGAGAATATTCTACAAATCTATCTGGGGTAGTATTTAAAGAGTTTGCTAAATATTCTTTAGCTGTATTTTCTGAATAAACACCATCCTTTATTCCATAAGATTCATCTAAATTAAATGTATTAATAACTACATTATCTAAACCTAATTGTGTAAAATATTTAACAGCCATAATAATTATTGAAATTTATATTTTATAATAACAACTCCAGAACCACCTTTTCTTTGAGGTCCTCCTGGACCAGCAGCTCCTGCTCCTCCCCCAAGTCCATCTGTTCCATCATTTCCACTTCCACCGCCTGGTCCACCACCGCCAGCTCCTCCAGATCCACCAGCTGCAGTTCCGCCACCTCCGCCACCTCCGGCATAATATGTTGCTGTGCCAGTTATTGAACTTTGAGTACCAGATCCACCAGGTCCACCTGGAGTACCTGGATTAGAATTTGTACCAGCTCCACTTGCACCACCTCCTCCAGCTGTTCCATGTGTTCCTCCTGATTGAGGTGTATTTTGTCCACCCGGATTTCCTTGAGGCGGACTTACAGGAGGTGTATTTCCTGTTCCCCAATTATTACCATTTTTGTGTGCTCCTCCACCGCCAGATCCACCAGGAGTAACTCCAGTTCCACCACTACCACCTCCTGTAGATGTAATGGTAGAAAAAATTGAATCTCCACCTCTACTATCATTAGTACCCGTTCCTACAGTTATTGAATAATTTCCATCGGTAACAGAAAAAGAAGCTGCTGTTCTAAAACCACCTGCACCACTTCCTCCACTATGATCTTGTGCTCCACCACCACCTGCACCTACTACTAAATATTCAACAGCACTTCCATAAGTTGGATCAGATCCTGTTGTTACACCTAATGTACCACTACTTGAAAAAGTAACTATTTTATAATCCCCACTAGTTGCTGTAGAGTTTCCACCTGTTACAGTCATAAAACGTGGTTTGCCGCCACTTAAAAAACCGTATCCCTTTGAAGAAGCACCACCTCTTGAAGCAATTATTGGCATTCTTTCTACTCCTTATTTAAATTGTGTTTGCGATGCTAATACTACGTATGTTGAAGCTGCAGTTTTAATTGCTGTGTATGAATATACATCTGTAGATGAAGCATTTCCAGTTGTTGGAGCTGTTCCACCTTGCCAAATTGCTGTAACAGTTGTTCCATCAACTTGAATTACGTTGTTATAATATGTTGTGTTATTATTCTTAGCTAAAAAAGCAACAGTAACTGATTCACCAGTATTTAGTGCTGCATTTAATGCAGTAGAAGAGTTTCCTCTTAAGTTAACTGTAAAGTTAGATCCAGCTGCTACGTTTGCAAAATAAACAGCTTGTGTAAGAATATCATAAGAAAAAGATGTTACAAATGTAGTTGATATTGTCGCACCTTCAAATACTCCAAATATTTTTGATTCACCGTTATGTGTAATTCTTCCAAGATTACCCTTTGGAGTTAAAGTTATACCAACGTTTGTATCAGAACCTGTTCCAGAAATAATTGGATCTGATCCAGTTGCAGCATTTGCAATTGTTATTTCATTTGAAGCGGATGCAGTTGTTGTGAATTTAATTTGTTCATTAGAATTTTCATCTATAATTCCATATGTACTTGCAACTACAATATTTTTTGAATTTGTACTTAAATTCGCTGCAAGTGTTGGAGTATAATCATTAGATAATTTTCCAATGTTAGAATCTACAACATCTGTTCCATTTAAATATAGAATTTTTGTTCCTTTATCTGTTGCAGAGAAAGTAACTCCTGTTTGACCTTGAACTAATATTGTAACAGTAAAAGCACCTGATGTACTATTTCTAATTACATAAACTTTATTTTTAACACCAGAAGCAGTAGTTATAGTTACAGTTCTGTTTCCTGTAATTGTTCCTGTTAATTCTATAACAGCGTTTTTACCATTTGATTGTAATCCATTTG